TCTCCAGTATTAAGTCTTGCCCATCTCTCCAAGACAGGAGGGAATAACCCACTAGTTACCCCCTCCGCAATTCATCTCCATTAGAGCTTAAAGATTTTTGAGGCACCCGCATCCCACTGGATGGTGATGTCGCCACCGTTTGGAGTTACCGGTAATCCAGTGGCAGTGTCAATATAGGCAATCAGGCGGTCATTAGTGCCGCTTTGGCTAACACCTCCATCTCCCCCATCCTGGAAGATAACGATTGCCTCACACTGCTCACCAGACACAGTGCTGAGTGTTATATCAGCAGCATCGGCGACTCCCAGTGTCTTTGTCTTACTGGCAAAATTACCACTAAGTCCATTGGTTACCCTGGCTGCATCGGGGATTGTGTCTTTGTTGCAATACTGGTCAACATCAATACTGACTGAATAGTCAGTAGTGTCAACCAGAAGACACTTGATATCGTTAGCATCCCAGTCTAAGTCCCCACCTAAAAATGCCTCCCTTGCTAAACCATAAAGTGCATTTCCCATTTATTTTTTACCTCCTGTTATTTTTTCCTCTGATGGCACGCCTTTCGGTTTCACGACTTGTGGTTCAGGTTTGCTCATATTTCCCTCCTTGTAATAAAAAAGCCTGAGTAATAATCTCAGGCTTACCATGGTTATTATTTAATCTAGTTAATCCCTGGGATACCTCTCATTAGTTTTGGGCTTTGCTAATCGCCGAAGGTCAATTTTATAAAGAGCCAGCTTCCCATTTCCCCAGGCTTGCATATCAGATGGTGTTCTGCCACCGCCTATATTTATCCCGTTTATGAGTGATTGGGCTTTAGAGATAGCAGCATAACCGCATACTCCTTGAATCAGTATCCTTTCCAGTTGGGGACTCAGCGTAGATGATGTCTCGGTTATAATATGTGGCTTCTCGCAGTAGAGATAAACTGTCTCATAGCAATACTGCGAAGAGTCAACAACATCGGCCCCGCTTGTATCAAGACACGGCTCAGCAAGCGTTAAGGCGGTTTCGCTCTCGATTGAGTAGATGCGATACCACCTAGTCCCGGTAGATTTCTTGATGTGGTACCCAGCCTTCAGTTCAGTAGAAAATAGTGTCCCTGAGCCCGTTATAGCAGCGCTGCCATTGGCAAAAGTAACAGTGCCGGTGAGTGTCCCTGACCCGCCTGCATCTGGTGTCCTTGTGGTATCTATCTCAATAGTCTCAGCATCCAACTCTATAAGGTTTCTAAAGTCCCTAGGGTCAGAGCCAGTCGGATACTCCAGTTTCTTTATCCGAATCAAGTCCTCTATAGAGCTGATGTCCAGCACCTTTGACTTGGCAATGGTTGTCAGGACTTCTTTGACTTTATAAGGACGATGCTCTGATATTTCCGCCAGGCACTCATTTATGTGTATATCAAGCTCATCATCTTCCCAGTCAAGGTCAGTGCCGGCAGCAAACTCATCCCTCAGCATCTGGCGTATTATTGCTCTGATAGCTGATAAGTTCTTTGCCATTTATCTACCTCTTATTTCTTTACTGGTTGCTCGCAGTAATCTTTCAGCGTCTCTAGGCTGTTTTCATCCGCTAATTTAGTCGCTTCCTCGCTATAGTCCCTTGGAGTTTTGCCTTCTTTTACTGATTGAGCTATGCAAAAGAGTTTCCTCTGGTTCTCACTGGTTGATGGCATTTGATTATACCTCCTTTTAGACAGGTAAAATCTCCTTTAGAATATCCTCAAGAGACTCTCCCCCAACCGCATTTGCTGTCTGGCAGTTATACTCGGTCTGTGTCCTGAGATAACCAGATGGTTCAGTCATCCCATTAACAAAGGTAAATAGATATTCTCCATCTGAGTAAACTTCACAGGACTTTAACCTCTTTAGTTGATGAGCCTTTAGCCCCCGAAACTCTGTTATTGTTATCTGTGGTATAAGTGTTGCCATAAAAACCTCCTTAATTACAGTTCCTCTACTTCTAACTCCTCTACAATGCCCTTTTTTACTTTTAGTTTCTTGATATAGTGAGTTGAGGAGTCAAATTCTGCAGTAATACCTAGGTCACCATCGGCTGATACTGTGCCAGTGAAGTTAATGTCGCCATGAGTGGAATGAGAATGACCTAGAGCAGAAACAGTTGTTATAAGCACCCATCCACCACTCTCAAGTCTATATACTTCCATACCATCAGTAATGGGCTTAAGCCAGAGCCATCCCTCTGGTGAGGAATTTGCATCTGCGGGTGATTCACCTATGATTAAATTTGCTCCCATATCTATACCTCTAACAAATTTGGGTAATCCGGGGGAATATCTAGGTTTCTTTCCTCACTATAGGAACTGTCAGGTTTCCTATCTACCTCTTTATAACCTTGATTATGCGGTAGTGTCTGGAGTGTGATTAAAGGCACTGCAATACGAATACTGGGTGCCGAAGTGAATCTCCTTTGAAGTAGTCTCCCACAATGACATCTAATGTTGTTTCTGTTCTTCATAGGAACTAAGCAGTCTCCACTCCAACCACAGTCACAAATGTATTCATATATTGGCATTGTTGTTAGAGGGGAGCAGTTTCTCGCTCCCCTCTATTTCCTCCTTAGATTCTCCCCAACCTAACTTTCCTGCTCTTCACAATCTCGTCTTCCACTTGGTCTACTGGGAATATGACCTTCAATTTGGAGAAGTCAGCTTTCTCAAGAAGAGGAATCATAGATTCAATGCTCCCCTGCTTCTCTCTAGATATACCAAGTAGGTCGCAGAAAGCTAACATTTGTGAAGTAGGTAAAGCTATGATATTGGGCCTCTTCATCATTCCTCCTTATTTGTTTATTTGTAGCCTAATGAGCCAGGTTGAAGTTGATGCAGAGCCAGATGAATTGAGCATATATCCAGCCCTCTGATTAAGGGCACCAGCAGCCCTAGTCTGGAGTTTGATAGTTCCATCAATGTGGAAAAAGCAGTCGTGGCTGTTGACAGTTGCTCCTATTTCCTCATTGTAAGGAACCACATAGCAAGGTCCCCAACTCTGAACCCACTGCCAAGTTGAGGCGATTGGGTCAATCAAGGTAACACCTGGACAGGTAGCGTAATCAAGACCGCCAGCCCAATGCTGAACAAGCCCCTTCCACTCACTGAAGTTCAAGAAGCAAGAGCTTTGATTAGCAGAGACAGCCTCTACAAGCCCATAGTCTAAATAGAGGTCAACTTCCCCGCTAGTAGTTGCACCACTTGTAGAACTAGCTAAAACTCTGTAGGAACTGTAGGGATTGGTTCTAGGCATAAACCAGCCACCAGCGAAGTCGTCTTTATCTGGAGCAGTGTCTGTTAGACTTGATGCTAGGATTCCAACCTTGGTGTCCCCAGCTACTCCCGCCGTAGCCCCCCAGGTAATAGTGCCAGTGCCACTAGCAGATTCTTTACCATTGAACATACCAATGTTAGCCTTGTTCGCAGTATAGACAGTGGACACATAGCCGTAGAAGAATGCCCTATCACCATCCACGAACTCGGTGCCATGTGGGTATCCCTGTGCAGTATCGCCTACCGATGAATTGGCGTGAGGATTAGGATGGGCTAGAGTGCCGTATTTCGTATCTCCCCTAACCCAAACAGGCAAGATGATATACTTACCATTTTTGGCTACTAAACTCTGAATTACAGGTGTTCCAGTTACTTGGTCTGTTCCAGCCATTTTCGTTTTTCTCCTTAAATAGAATTGAGGTATATTAGAGACCCACCTCCCTGGGTCTTTGAGGTTTTCAGGTTCACCCCCAACCTATCTGGGATTAACTGTCTCTCGGGTTGACACCAGTTAATACCGCAAGGCTGTATTTATTGAAACACGCCAGACCAGTGTACATAATGTACCTGTTACAGATGGCGTTATAGTCCTCTACGAACTCCTCCCTTTCATGCTTCATTTCACCGGCATTAAGACCAGTTACCTTATCCTCGCCCAACTGTAGAGCAAAGATAACGCTATTCTCGTTTGTGCCAGCAACTGCAGCAGCATCAAAGTCGTAGGTTGATATAGCCTGAACGCTGGATGAACCTTCAGGGTAGTTGTCCAGAATCCAATCAGATACATAGATAGGTATTTCATCGTAGTGCATCATCTTGATACCGAACAGTTTGGCATCTGCCAGATACAGTCCACCACTACCACTTGCCCTTGATAGAATGTTGAGCTTGCGTCTCATCCTTCTGGACATCAAGAGCATATCAGGCTTACCCGGCTTTATCTGGTCAATCAACTCATCCATAGATGCCATAGTCAGCGCACCAGTAGAATCAGTTCCTGCTATTACCTGGTCGTTGTGAATAGCATCCAAGTCGGTTGTTGTAGCTGACTCAAGCTCTGCCACTATCCGCAGAAGACCCTTGAATTGCTTACTAGAGCTATCCACCGAAGTCTGCCCGATGATTAAGGTCTTCTCAATCTCATGTGCCATAGCCTGAGCCGCCAGAGCTGCATCAATCGCTTCTGGGTCTTGAGTAGCATTGAGAGCAATCTTAGACTTGTCGGTGTAGGCATTCTGAATCAAGGTATAGATGTCTGTACTCCTCTGCTCAAAAGTGCCAGTGCTTTCTGCAATCTGGTCGCCGACTGTCAGCCAAGAGGCAGTAGGTAAAGTAAGAGAGACATTGTACTTCAGGGAATTACCTTGAATTGGTTTTTGGGGAAGGACACCTAGTAATGGGCTCTCCTTTACCAGCCAATCAACAACTCCCTTCAGTATCATATCTCTATCAAGATATTCATACTGTGCAAGCGTTTGCATCGCTTAACCTCCTTTATTTTCTCACTTGTTGAAACCCCCTTTTTAGGGTTTCATCGGGATTGTCCTTATCTGGGGTGAATCCTGCCCCAGTCGTCTTACCTGAGTCAACATGCAAGCCGGTGGTATCTTTGCTCTCAGACATAGCCTTAGCCAGAGATACGATTTGCTCATCAGTCGTTAGACTAAGTTCCTCAGCCTTTGTCTTTAGAGTTGAGGCGTCAAGAGTGTGCTTCTGAGCTATATTCCAAATGGTAATCTCCT